TGCTTCATTCTCAGATGAGAATGCACCAGCATCATATTGTTCTTGCCAAAATTCTTTCCATTTTACATCCGATGTTGCAGTATGTTGTATCATAGGATGTCCAGATGGTAGACTAAAGACACCACCATCGATATCTTGCAAGTTAGTTTCTACTCTTTGACCACCTACAAAATTAAGAATGTCTTTTGTTGTTCTTGGTTGACCAAGTGTTGTACAACAATGTGTTACCCATGTATTAAGATTTGCAGTTCTACCCATTCCATTTGCAATTAGAAAACTATCAATCAAAGATGCAGTCTCATGACTACCACCCTTTAACCATTCTTTTTTGTATTTCATAGCTGCACCAGAAACTAAAAAGTCATTAACACATGTAGTTTTAAATTTGTAATCTTCTCCTCTACCAAAATCTTCTAGAGAGACTTCTTCATTAGAGGGTGATATGTTTGCAGCTGTTGATTTGTTTGTTGATGCATCTGGAATTACACTTGATGAAACTGTTGCCATAGGATTTACTTCTCCAGTAATTGCTTTCTTGTAGTCATCGATGTATTTCCAATATACTTTTACTTCAACACTATCAAAAGTTTCAGTATTTGCAACTACAGTAGAACCATTCTTATAAACATAAGCTGCCATGTAAGCATCAAGTCCAGAGTTACCTAACCATTGTGCAGGCCCCCAATTAGATGTATCATTATCATCTTTACCTTTTGAAAAACTTAAAGTTGCTTTTGGATTTCCATCTGGAGCTGCACCATATTTTGAAAGCATTTCATCTTTTTGTGCAATGCCATCAACATTAGTATAAGTTCTTTGACCATCCTCGATGAATTTACCATCCATCCAATCACTGTCTTTAACTATACCATCCCTTACGATGTATTGGTCACCAGATTCTTTCATCATTTTACAGAACTGTGCAGATGTCATTGGTGTTGGATGAGTATCATTCATTGCAATAGTTTGCATAGTTGCACATTCATATGAGTTGTCTTCAACCCATGATGGTATTGTTTGTCCCCAAGTATCAGTTGCCATAATCTATCCCCTTGTTATTTTTTTTACTCTTTCAATTTGTTGTGAAATAATTGCTTTTCTATTTGGCCAATAGATATACTCTTTGTCTTCATTCTCCATAAGTTTGTGGAGAAGTGGAAGTATAAGTTCTTCTGCATCTGCAAGATTTGATTTCAATTTCGATACTGCAACATCTGTAGAACTTCCTACATTTGTTTTTGCTTCGTCTAATTCATCTAGTGCATTAGATACTAATTTGGTAAGTACATCTACTTTACCATCTAAGTTATCTATTTGTTCTGAATTAACTGCACTCTTAGATGACTCTGCAACTTTTTTAAGGTCTTCTGCAATCTTCTCGTTGAGAGCTGCTGATTCCCCAGTTTTAGTTGTAAGTTCATCTTGGTCTACTGCTGTAAAACCGAAATCGAAACTATCTGCCATTACTTTTTACCTTTACTTCTTTTTAATTTTTCTCTAGCATCAACTGCTGGTTCAGAAGTTTCATTTCCTTCTGTCATACCACCATCAAGATTAACTTCTTCTTGAGTTACCTCTTGTTGTGCAGCTTGTCTAATCTGAGCTTGAGTCTGACTTTCTGCAATTAGAATTTCTCTTAATCTTCCGATTGTTGAAAACTCTTCTGCTTTGAAAGTTCCACGACTTGCACATGTATCAATAACTGCAACCATTTGTGCCAATTCTTTTAAACCCAAAATTTGAGTTTGCATCAAATCAACTTGTTCTACTTGATTCATAATATCTCCATAATAATTTGTACCATCTAGTCTAAAGGACTTGATGGGAATCTTTTGATTGTTACTGGGACATCACCTGCCTGAGTATCAATCTGTTTAACTACTGGTTCTTCTGCATTATAGGTACAAACAATGTCTGTACCTGGCTTGAACCACTTTTTAAAGTCATGATTGTACATCAATTCATGGGTTTCTCCACTCATTGGGTCTACAATCTTTAACAATCCCATAACTGGGTCATAGTGACGAATCTCTGCAATCTTAGTTGCACCATTATTGGTGTAAGTAATTGCTCTGTCTTCCTCAGTAAGTCCCAATTTGTTTATTGCCTTTTCCATAGTAGTATTTATATCAATACTTACTTAGGACTTAGGTCAAAACCTGCTAATTCACAAATTTCTTTTGTGACAGATTTGAAAGGCATAGTCTTATCTTTAATTGCAATCAAGAACTCTGCTTCAGATTTCTCAAGTGACCTTAAAGTGTTAAGATATATTTCCTCTCGTTTAGCTTGACTTGCTTGTGCAGAACCACCTTCAACCCAATACTGCATTCTTTTGAATACACGAATGAATCTTTCTGGTGCCATATCCATTGCACCATCTGGTGTGTCTGGGTCTCCAACTACAAATCCATCTGGTAAACCTTCTGGTAAAGTAAACACTACCCTTGGGTCAAATGCAGCTTTAAGTGCATATTTAACATCGTTTCTTTCATTGAAAGTTTTTAAGATGTCAACCTTAGATTGTTTACCTTTAGTTTCTTCAACCAACTCAAGTATTTCTACAATACTTGGATTTCTTGGTAGGTCTGAAACACTTCTAGTTTTCACTGGTGTTTCCTCAGGCCCATCAATAACTTTCTGTTGTGTTTTACCAATAGATTTTTTCATTGCTTGAGCAATTCCTGCTTTACCAACTTTAGATTCATATCCAGACATAACATCAGCTGCATCATCTACTGCTGATGGTATTGACTCTTCTTTGACTGCTTGAATTTCTTCATTTGCAACCTTTTCTAAAGTTTTTTTATTAAGTGACCCTTTAGGTCTTCCTCGTTTTGCCATAATTAAAAGTCTCCGATACTTTCTTCTAAATCCATCAATCTGTTTTTAATAAAGTAGTTAAGTAATCCACCTCTGGATGCAACTTCTACATTATCAAACTCATGAAGGATTTGATTTTTATACTCGTTAGGTATATAGGTCAAGTCTATAAGACTCCTATTCCTTTGTAAGTTTCTATCTACCTCATCATCGTTTGCAACTAATGGGTCTTTAATGACCTCTCTTTTCTTTTTAGATAGAGGTCTTTGTCTCATTCCAGATACAAATACATCATCTTGAGATAGAACATTAGGAACACCATCACCAGTATCACCACTTATAATGTGGTCTCTAAGATACTCTTCTGCCTGTTCCTGTGTTAGTTTTATATTCTTCTTTGTGATAGGTGAGAATTGTTTAACTTTTTTGTACCTTTGAAGTTGTTGGAAATCTTTATCACCACTAACAATCATGATGTTTTCTGTATCTCCATACTTCTCACATAGAGTTCCTATGATATCATCTGCTTCACATTTTGATATACAGATATATTTATAAGGGAAATTTACCTTTAATTCTTCTCGAATAATAGATATGCAATCAAAGATTTGATTCCAATCTTTACTATCTTTGTCTCTTGTTTTCTTTCTATTTGCTTTATAGAAGGGATAGACATCCTTTCTCCAGACATTGTAAGAGTCATCTGCAAGGACTAACTCTCCATATGTTCTTTGGTATTTCTTTCGATACATTGCAAGACTCTTTAAACAGATATGTCTTACCATGTCTTCATTGATTGGTTCTTTTCCACCTCTGGTCTGTGCCATTAGTGACGCAATTAGAACCTGCGTTAGGTCAATTAAAATCATTCAGTTCTCAATAATATAGTGTGTTCGTTTATTCTTCCTGTAGGTTTAGATGATTTTGTATTTACTTCATCTAATACTTTACTTAATACTATTTTACCACCAGATTGGATTCTGTCAAGGAAATATTCTGTTTTATTTCCAATTTTTTTCATAGCACTGTAATTGTTAAATTTTTGGATGGTTGTTCCTTTGACTCCAAGACCACCTCTATCATCTGCAACAAACTTTGTAATCTCTTTGGTCTTAGTGTTGAATGTCCATAGTTGCATTGCACCCACGATTAACTCTGGATTAACTGAGGTAAGATGGTAATCTGTATCAGTTACATTGTAGTTTAGGTTCTTTGTTTGTTCTGATGCAGTATAAACTTTTTTCCTTCTCACTCTTTTCTGACTTCTTTTTCCTGTTGCATACTTGTCACAATCTACTCTGATACTAGAAACATAATTGTAATAGTCTTTTAGACCTTTCTTAGATAAGAATGAGTATGCCTCTTTAAGTTGGTCACACTTACCTTCTATTGTTTCTTCTAATTCTCTTTCTAGATTAAAGAAGTTGTCACCAACTTTTACTGCAACTGGAGCTGATACTTGTTCTTCTGTAAGATATTTAAAGACATCAAACTTATTCTTAGGATTATCTATGTAACAATCTATTTGATACTCAATCTCACCAGCATATTCATCTGCTTTGTTCTGTATTCTTTGTTGAATAGATATTTTTGGTTTACTTTTTCGTTCTTCCTGTTGGATTGATTTAGATGCTTTGATATCTTCTACTATCTTATCAACATGTTTTTGAATAAACTCTGTTGTCTTAGGGTCTAAAAGATTATCTTCAAATAAACAAGGGACTTGTCTACTTTGCATTCGTGCAAGTGCAGCTGCAGTTCTAGGGACATATTTAAGTCTTTTAACTCCAGTTACATATTGTTTTTCATATTCTCTTTCAGACATCCATTCTGATAACCATTCACCACATGATTTATTGTCACTCATGTAATTGTACCAATTCATGCATCTATCTTTCGTTCTAGTATCCTCTGCATGTGGTTCTTCACCATAATAGATTTCATCAAGAGATTTGGCTTTTCTCTTCTTCATATTATTTACTTATAATTCTCAAGATTTTAAGTATTGTCCCCATCGGTGTAAGTTGTCCTTTGTTTATCAAACTGACCCTTACTTGTAAGTGGTTTTTTCTGAAAAGGAAAACCTTCTTCTCTTTTCTTAGGTAAGTTATCAATGTGATTTCTTGCCCTTTTTGCTTTCTTTTCTTCTGCAACTATGATACTTGAATAGTATGCAAACATTCCAGCAAAAATAGTGATACCTATTACAATTAAGGTATCTAATATCTCTATTACTTCCCAATCCATTTTACATCCCCCTTTGGTATAACTTGATATGCACCTTTGTTGTATGCTGGTGCAACTGTAAACTTTTTAGACTCTTCTAACTTCCAAGAGTTATCCACATTTTTAGATGGTCTTGCATTAACACCCATCGAAGGATATTTTTTTGCAAACTCTTCACTTGCTTTTATTCTGTCCAACTCTACTTGACTAGGAATATGCCTTGAGTATGACACAGTATGACATTTTTTCTTTGTCTTTAGACTCTTGGTCTTTCTTTTACGACCAGTACTGTCATACCTTAAACTGTTTGTATAATTTATTGTACCCATAATGTAATCAAATTTCTAAGTAGGAAAAACAATCCTACAGTGTTTAACATAATCAATGCTCTATCTTTCCATGCAATAGAAACACCTACCCAACCAGTGATACCACAGATTGATAATATCAAATCTATGTGTTGTAGTTCTGGAATACCACGAATTGACATTGCACTTAGTACTAATGCAGATGATACCCACTTAAGATACCAATCCCATGTATACTTTGGTGTTGCAGATTTAAAAATCCTTGTAGAGTTCTTTAACTCTTCTGTAGTAAAACTACTAGACTGTTTCTTTGCTTTTTCTTTGAGATTCAGCAACTTGTTTTTTAAGTTCTTTTTCAAAATCTTTCCACTCCTTATGTGTTTTGAAATCACATATCTGTTGTTGTTGTGGCTGTGCCATAACTATTTCCTCGTCTCTCTAAAAAGTGAAGTGACAACGATGATGGGGAAGGAGAGAGTAAACCCAACCATCAGCACCTTGAGGGATTTTAAGGGAGAATCAGACTCCCACCCAATATACAACTGCTATGAGTTGTCACTTCGAACTGTTATATGCCTTGCGTCATGTGAGAATAACACTCACTGGTAGAACCCATTGGTTCTCCACAAAGACATAGACCCTCATCTGATTGTGAATCAAGAGCTGCATCTACATGAGCTTGTTGTTCCTCAGTCAAGGTTTCGTAATTGTTTATCATTTCTTGTAATGTCATAATTCTATTCTACTATAAGATGTACCTATCTGTCAAGTTTTATAAATTTTCGTCTGGATTTCGAAAATAGTTTAGATGGAGTTTTATAGAAGAGTTCTTCTTTAGTTCCAGTTTTAATGTATCCTACATTCTGATTCTTTTCATTAAAGATGTAGGTATGATTTGGAACATTGCATCCAGAGTCACTCCAATCTGTTATTTCTTTGTAGTATGTGTACATTAGTATCCCATCCTTTCAGTTACTTTTTTATGAAGTTTTTCTTCTAGTTTTTTTGCTTCTCGTTCACTTGGATATCTATCTTCTAGAAATTGTTTCACATGAATCATTTCATGTGCAAGTGTTTGAAACATATTATCATCTTCTTTTGTTAATTCAATTGTTACAGATTCAACATCACCATAACAAAAACCTATTGCATAATCATAATCACTTGGAAACTTATTGTATACCAAGACTTCTATGTCTGCCTGTCTAATTTTTAGTTCTTTACATGCTTCTATAATATAATTATAGATTAGTGCTTCATCTATATCTTTGACACGACCACCTCGTGGCCCCATAATTGTCACATCAATCATTCCAATTGTACTCTGGTTTTAGTTGTTCTTTGATTATTGTTTCTATAAATTCAATGGAGTCCCAACCAGTACCACCAATGTGCCACTCATAATTACCTTGAGGAACACCACCAGTTTTCCAGTTGTAGATTGTTGCTTTTACATAATCCCAATCTTCATCACCATCTTCATCAATGTAGTATCTTTTACCAGTGATAGACCATGATACATTAACTTTTTCATCTATTGCAGAATCCTCAGTTGGTTTACCAAAGAGTTCAACCAAGTCATAGAATGAAATTGCATCTGTGTATCCTTGTAATGAAGTACCAGCAACGAAGTCACTCTCGACTTCGTAACTGTTTTTGATGTATTCGTTAAACATTTATGCAGCCTCCAACATTGAAAGTGGGACTCTGTAAGAACCTTGTGGAAGTTCAACCACTGCTTTCTTGATTGCAATTTTAGTAATTGTACCAAGAGTTCGTTTAGTCTTTTGAACCACATAGACTTTTTGACCTACTTGAAGAGCAGCTTTGGTTTTACCCTCGACTACAGACTTTGAGAATGAGATTACCTCATTTAACTCAGAAACAGAACCCAATTTTGAGAGTTCTTTGATTAAAGTTTTACTTAACATATATTTTCCTCACTATTTAATATACATGTAGTATATCAAAAAGTGTACCCATGTGTCAAACAAACAAAACCCCAGTCACTTCTCACTCTTCAGCAGGTTAACTGGGGTCTCTGGTTAAGGTCTTCTATCTCACAATCGTTATTTGTTCTTGACTCCAATCTTGCTGGCAAGGTAACTAACCTCGGTTTCTCTTAACTTACTATGTAAGTATATCAAAATATGTACCTATATGTCAATCACTATATTTGAGGTTTATATTACTGTGATGTTGTTCATCTGCTCTGACTTTTTTGATTAAGTCTGAAAGCTTTGCATTCTTTTTCATTTTGTAATAATCAATTGCAAGTTGTGGTGCTGGAATATTCTCTACTTGACCACTTTCTACCATCTTAAGGTATTCTGTATATGACTTTACTGCTTCTTCTTCAAAGTAATGTATCATTCTATGTGCAGTTTTAGGAAATAAAACATATAGAACAAAGTAAAAACACCAAAAGATTGCTTGTGCAAACAAGACCAACCATCTTTCAAAGATATTTGGTTTGGTAATCTCTACAAAGAACATAAGATGCATTCTTTCATTTTCTGCTTCTGCAAGAAGTTCTCTAATTTTAGGGCCATACCCTGTTTCCATTTTACGAAGACTTCTAAGATGTATCCACATACCAGCAACCATGCCTGGCACACCTGCTACTGTTTCTAGGACAACTGCACGATGTCCATATCTCTTTGCAAAAAAAGTGTCTGCAACAAAACGAAAGAACTTCGTCATTGACATTGCAAACCAATCTGATATTTTATTCATCCTTATGCATTTTAATGAATGCCTCTGCGTCTAAAACAACTAATGCTTTTTGACGATTTCTTTTAATGACTACAAGTGGTTCGTAGTCCCCACAATTTGATTCTGCTTGTTCGTATGCAGACCAAATATTTAACTTTTCTTGATTCTTACATTCTATTGAATATGGAAACTTTATTCTAGCTGCTCTTGCCATGGTGACATCTTCACCACCAGCACCCATAGAAGTAGATTTGATATCCTCTGGATGAATATCTAATTCTTCTATTAGTCTTTCTCTAGTCCACTTTTGTAGATTACGACCTTTTGCTTTAGCAGACTGAGGTTTCACTTAATTTTTCCCATGATATAATTGTATCCCATTCTATGTCATCCCATTTTTCATTAACAGTATCCCAAACTACAACCTTGTTGCTTTGAATACTTTGTCTTGCCGAATGACCTTTATAAATTCCACTGATATTCTTGTCCGAATTTAAAGACCTAAAATCTATTTTTACTCTAGATGTTTTTAATGCATCTAATATTACTGCTCTATTCATCGAAATCTAATTCTTCCTGTATATCAAATTCATCTTCTATTTCTAAGTCTGAACCACAAAATGGGCAAAATTTAATTTCATATCCATCACCCAAATCATATTCAACATCACCTTCTGCACCACATTCTCCACAATAAAAAGACCTTACCTGTTCTGGGTCTTGCATAATTGTTATCTCCCTATTTTTCGTTCCAATCAGTTGTGAACCATTTATATAGTTCTTGGTATCCACCTATTGCTTCACCATCAATCCTAATTTGAGGGAAGGTTCTTGCAGTAGGGAATTCTTCAAAGAGTTCTTCTCTTGTAAAGTCTGTGTCTAATTGTTTATAGACAAATTCTAATTTTTCTCTTTCACAAAGTTGTTTTGCTTTGTCACAAAAAGGACATTGTGTTTTTCCAAATATTTCTATCATTTTAATTCTACCTCAATAAATTTACCTAACATATTTATCTCTGCATCGGATAACATACCTGCTTGACCCCACATTGTAGAACTCATTGCACCGACTTCACCTCTATTCTTATATGTGTTAAGTCTATCCACAATGTAGTCTTGAGTTTGACCAGCAAGTTTAGGGAATACTGCCATTCCTTGACCTTCTTGTCCATGACAAGCTGCACACCCACTCCATAAACTTCTAATATCACTGAACTCGTCTAAGTTTGCAAGTTCTTGTTTTGCTCTAAGTTGTTCTACTACTGTTCCATTAACTTCGACATACTCTGCATAACACATACCAGTACATGAATGTGTACTAGGATATCCTTTGTACTCCATGTCTGGATAGATTACAGTTGCAAAAAATCCAGTAAAAATTAAACAACCAAATAATACCATTCCTAATTCTTTCATTATAATTTAAATCCTTCAAAGGTATTTTCTTTAATATCTTGTTTGATACCACCGATAACATAAGATTCAATCTCAGTCTCCTGTGGTGCATTTTGTTGACCCTTTGATGTCAACCAATGTTGTGTCCATGGTAATGGATTAGTTCTACTTGATACCTCATATATAGGATTTAAACCAATTGCACGAAGTCTTCTGTTTGCAATGTATTCAACATATTGACTTAAAAGTGTAGTAGATAGTCCTAACATACTACCATGTATGAATAAGTATTCTGCCCAGTCTTTTTCTTCTTTGACTGCTTCTTCATACATCTGGTAAACATCTGGTTCACAATCCTTCATGACCTTAGTCATAACTTTATCTTTCTCTTGATTCTGATAACATTTTAGAATGTGTTGAGTAATTGCAAGATGTTGTGCTTCGTCTCTTGCAATGAAACTTATAATCTTTGCAGACCCTTCCATTTTTTTCATTTCACCAAATGCAAAAGTACATGCAAATGATACAAAGAAACGAAGTCCTTCAAGTATGTTGATACTTATAAGTGCAAGATATAATCTTTTCTTAAGTTCGTATTCATCCTTTTCATAACCCAAACTATATCTTTGTGCATAGTCTATAAACTCATCATATCTTTTTGTTACTGACTCTGCTCTTGCAATGATTTTCTCATCGTCTAGAATTGTATCAAACACTTTTGAAGGGTCTGGATACAGATTCTTTATCATGTAAGTATAGGAACGACTATGAATAGTTTCCATAAAGTCCCATGTAATAATGCATCCTTCTAACTCTGGAAGAGTGCAGAAAGGTAATAATGCAGTAGCAGGGCCTCTACCTTGAACTGAATCTAAAAGTGTTTGATACTTTAGATTACTAGTAAAGATATGTTTGTGTGCTTTACTTAGTTCATTGTAATCGTTCCTATCTTTTTGAAGAGAAACTTCTTCTGGTCTCCAGAAGTAACCCAATTGTCTTTGTGTTAACTTGTCGAAAATCGGATATTTAAAATCGTCATATCGTTGGGTATTAAGTTCCTCTCCAAAGAAGATTGGATTCTTTAAAAAGTTTACTTTATTTCTATTAAATACTTTACTCATATTTCTCGTGTCCTTTACCACATGGTTTACCTGTGATGGGGTCTGTTATTCCTGTGTTTCCATACTTCCAATACTCATTTCTTTTTTGTATTATGCTGTTTGCCTCGTCCCATGCTCTACCCTGTTTACTTCCTGTTCCATGATAAACCGATGGTCTACCATCATATGCAAGTATTGGAAAATCTCTATACATAGGGCCATCTGCATGTAAATAATGTATAAAGATTTGTCTTGCAGACTCACCTGCTAATCTATCTCTCCAGTGTATTACATTACTACCTTGATAAAATAATGCATCACCTGGCTCTAATAAAACTTGAGTGCAATTCTCTCTATCCTTGAAAGGTGCATTCATTGATAAATTCCATGAGTCTTCATTATCCATTCCACAAAAGTTCATATCATTACGAATCCATATTGACCATGGTTTACCATTATCTGTATTATATGATATAGGAAAAGTTGCACTGAACTCACATGATGGTCTATCAGTATGACTCAACAATCTTGAATGTCTGTCATAAGTTCTTCCATACGAATATGTTGGGACTAATCTATATCCAAACAATTCTTCAATTTTCTTTTGATACATTAAAAGAATAGTTTCTCCATAGTTAGGAAAAGGCATTCCTTTACTAACCCATGTATCTAATCCTTTACCTCTATCATCAAAGTTTTCACCTATGATATGTTCTTCACGATAGTATTGTTTTCTATGTTCTTGAAACTTAAACATATGAGAAGTCCATTCAATGTGGTCTTTTTCAAAAAAGTTTCTTGCAACAAAGAATCTATTCTTTGCAAACTGATAACCTTGTTTAGTTATCTCTGGAACATCATCTGCATAATCTGTTTCTGGATTAAAGACTTCTAGTCTTTTTTCCAATGATAATTCGTAAGATTCTAATATATCTTCTTTTAAAAAATTGTTAGTATTAAGAATCTCTTGTTTGTTATTATCTTGTTCTTCTTTACTTTTTCTTGCGTAATCTATATGGCGCATGCGTCACATTCCTCATCATCTAAATCTTCCACTACTGGAAGTGGTTCATCTTGAACCTCAATTACTTCATCTGTTTTCATATCATATGTGTTTTGATAATAAGATGTTTTCCAACCATATTTATATGTCTTAAGAAGGTCTGTTGCCATTGCAGAGATAGGAACTTCATTATCTTCATAGTTTTCTGGGTTGTAAGACCAATTTCCACTAATACCTTGGTCAAAAAACTTTTGCATTACTGCAACTACCTTGATATACCCATCATTGTCTTTCATGTCCCATAAAAGTGTATAAAAGTTCTGTAACACTTGATATGATGGAACAATCTGCTTTAGAGGCCCTTTCTTCGATTTCTTGACACTTAAATAGTCTCTTGGTGGTTCAATACCATTTGTCTCGTTAGAGACCACTGAGGAGCTCTCAGAGGGCATCTGTGCAGATAATGTACTATGTCTTAGTCCATGTACCTTAATTACAGTTCTGAGCTTCTCCCAATCTTCTTTATATACTGGTTTTACAATCTCATCAACATCTGTTTTATAGGTATCAATAGGTAATAATCCTTCTGCATACTTTGTACTATCATACCATTCACATTT